TTAAGCGGCAACGACCATGTAGCTACCTGAAACCCTAAACACCGCACTACCGACCACATCAGCAAGTGTCAGGTTGCTAACCATCCCCGCCGCGTACTTCTGCAGGCTCACAGCAGATAGCCCACCAGACATAGAGCAGGTAGTAAAGGTGATGGCCGACGAGGTGCCGTTGTTGAGCTGAAAGATCATCGGGTAGACAAGATCGGCTCCTGGATTCGAGCTGTAGCCTTTCGCAGCCAGAGGCAACCCCGTCACGCTGAAGCGATCGGTTGCTGCACCACTGGGTAACGTACCTCCCAACCTGACAAGCAGCTCGAAAAACACCCTGTTGCCGATCCTGCTGTAGCTCCCAAACGCGACAGATATGAGGCTGCTGCTCACCGGAGTTGCCACACCGGAGGTTGAGACCAGGCTCAAGCCAGGCGTGAACGTATCCTCAGTGACCGCACCGCTTGGAGTCGCCCAACCGCGAGTGGACAAAAATTGCTGTCCCCCGGATGGTGGTGCAGGTACAAGCCCCTTCGCACCTGCTGCAGTAGATGTAGATGGGCTCATTTCTGGTACGCCGCTGTTCGACCCGGTCCCGCCCTGGGCGAGACTCAGAGGAACACTAAGACCTTGAAGCTCAGTGATGTCGTTGTTCACGCCCTTGAGCGCACGCGCACTCACCTGGGCCTGCAGCTTAGCCAAGGCAATCAACAACTGATCCGTTGCTGCAATAACAACGTTTGCGCCGGATGCTAGCCCGGACAGCACGGTCGAGAGCACTCGTGCACCTGTGAAGTACTTGTTGCTCGCACCCTCCAATAGGCCATCAGATGATGTCAGTGCGTCCAATCGGGCCTTCAGCGCGTTGGTGAATCCGTTTGTGTCCGGGTTCGACTCGTATAGGGCTTTGACTTGAGCTGCAGTGATAGGGTCTGCAGCGCCGGACTTGACCCACTTGTTGTCGGTGACATCCCAGATGTAGCGCACAGCATCGGCACCGGCACCAGGATCGACATCTGCGTAGTCACCAGCACCAGGAGAAGACACGCCAGCAGTCAACGCAGCCAGGCTAACGAACACACCCTTGAATCGGCTGCTCTCCAGCCCGGCCAGCTTCGTCTTCTCCTCGGTCGTGTAGTTTGCCTGTGACAGCCCATACCCCGTCAGTTTGTCTACCTTCTTGTCCAACGCAGTTTGCTGTGCAGCTGAAACGGGCTTCTGAGCATCGGGGGTGTCATCAGCATTGGGTAGACCAACATCCACCTTTGACAGCACCACATCACCGGTCCGGCCCGCGACAGACGAAACAGCTCCGCCACCGCCTGCAGAGGCAACACGCCAGGCCCCATCAACAAACTGGTAGTCCACCTTTTCTGACGCGACATGAACCCGCCAGCCTGGTCCTGGAGCAAAGTACTCCCAGCCAGTTATTGAGTTGGGATCAGCAGAGTACCGGGCGATCTTTCCGCTGTTCGGCTCGGCCGTGAGCAAGTAACGATCGCCGTCTACAGCCCCCGAGGTCGGCACAGCAGCTATCCTGGACACAACGGAAGGCTGTACCAGGGCATCGAGCGCGCGCCATTGGCGCAGCAATTCCTGGAAGTGCTGGTCCCCAGCTGCGCCGCTGACCAGCACCCCCAGGTTCGGACTGTTGGTTTTAAGTGTCACTGGATGATCCCTCCAAGTTTTTCACCCAGGCGAAAGCCCAGGCCATAGCGAACGACTGTCGCTTCATGTTTTTGCCAGGATGCAGAGCCATCCCGTACTGACTCCAGAGTTACCCGAACAGTGCCGGCCAGACCATCGGCCAACTGGTCGCCGACCGTGTAGGCAAACGCAGTGTCTGTGCCGGTATAGGCCCGCATCAGTGTGTTCCCGCTGTACAGCTTCAAGCTGTAGGACGTACCAGTCTCTGGACCGATATCGCCAAGCGAGGTATCGATCAACTGGTCCGCCTGGGTAAGCCGGTCGCGATGAGCCCATGAGAAGTCCAACAGAGAGCCAGATACGCTTTCCGGGTATGCCGCGCCACTCACTCGGAACCTGCCTGGCGGATACGGTCTGCCCTGGCGCCCCTGCAGCGCCAGGCTGTCGGTGCTGGCCAGTGCCGGATCAAGTTGCCCCTGACTTGTATTGGTGAGCATGTGCGCCTGCAGCGTGACGCCCGCCGAATACGCTGTCTCATCAGCCCCCTCAAACCCGTCGTAGAACCAGATACGCGCCCCTGCGGCATGCTCGGCCGGAACCGTGTCGCTGCAACCACGGGCGATGGTGATCACGCCAGTTGAGTAGTCGATGGCGTCGATCCGGACAACCTCGTCATCGAGCAAGGCAGCCATGCCGACCCCAACATCAGAAAGCCGTGTCGCCGAGGTGACCTGCACAGTCAGGTCGCGCTTGCTGATGCGGGCAACCAGCTTTCCGGTGGGACACCAGTCATGCGCTCCTCGATCGACGAAGTCACCGCTGCTTCCAACCCGGTCGGTCAAGGTGTAGCTGAGCGACAGAGGGGTAGGCGCCTCGGCCAGTGCGCAGGCGTAGCAGGCTGTGGTGTCCAGCAATTGCAGGTTTGCGGGGTCGATTACACCGGCCAGCTCTCGGTACGGGAGTTCGAACAAACGACGAGAAACGATTGCTTGGGGAGTCCGGTCAGGCGGCAGCCAATTCGGCGGCTGGACGGCTACAAAACTGGATGCTGGCATGCCGAAAACATCCTGAAGCGCAGTGACAGTCATCCGGCCATCGTCCAGAGTGCCGTCCTCGATCCGGCCGGCGCGCACAACCACCACCTCAATACCACGCCTGATCGAGCGGACCCGGAACGGCTGACCTGGAGTGAGATTGCGTGCGCGCCGATCGAGCACGACCTTGTATCGCTTGAGACCGGAAGTCTTGATACGCAGATCCCGGCTGGCCAGCTTGCCGGCAATCTCCCCAGTCGGGGCTCCGGGGTACTCAACAGTTTCGCTGGATCGCCCTCGATCACGCTGAGCGATCGCACTGTTCACCGCGCGGACAGAGCGAATGTCACCGGTTATCGCGTCCTCGTACTTGACGATCAACTCGCTCGGCGTCGAGTCACCGTCCCCGCTGGACGCCTCCATTTGGGTGATCTCAAGCAATCCACTGTCCTCGTCGAACAGCGGCAGCGCATTCACATCGTAGTCGTCGCGCAGCAGGCGGATGCTGATCAAGCCAGTGCTGCGATCTAGATAGACCTCGGCGCTGATGTGGGAAAGCACACTGTCACGGAAACTCTTGAACGAGTCACTACGCTTCCACTCCAGGCACAAGCCGAACTGCTCGCTATACAACTGATCGGCTGCAGCACGCCATGCTGCATCATCCATGTACTCACGCGGCAGGCCCCGAAACCGTCGGCCCGTGTACATGAGAAACAGGATGTGCGCAGGGTTCATGGACTTGATCGCGTTGTTGGCCAGCCAGATGAATTGCTTCTCTGGATACCAGGCTCCGCCATCATCCCAGAGCCGGTTGCCGCCTCGGCGCAGAATCATCCAGGGCTTCGGGTATGGGTTGATTGAGGTGATCAGACCGGAGTAGAACGCCGTGGTAACACCACGGAAAGCCGGGACGATGCCGCCGAGCATTGCTGCAAGCCTTGAAACGACGGTTTGGTTTTCATCACCAAACATGACGTCCAGCGTTCCCTGCAGGCCACCTTCACCCTTATCGCCACCAAACAAGTCAGGGGCGTTGATGTACACCTGTCCATTGTTTGTGATCGATCCCGACCAGGCCACCTTGCCACTGGCCTGGATCTGGCAAATCTCGTCGACGGGCAGGCCAACACCAAAGTGAATGTCGAAGGAGTAGCGATACCCAATCGTCTGCGACTTGCTGCTACTGCTCCCCATCAGCGACCTCCCGCGCGTGCTCAACGACGTGCTTGGCCAAAGCGTCGCCGGTGGCCAGCAGCAAGTCCTCGTCTATGCCGTTCTGCAGGAAGTCGTTCCAGTCCAGGTCGTGCCGAATGAAGAATGCACGGCACTGCCGGTGGCAGTAGCCCTGGCGGCCATTCCAGGTCGGCACCGTGTTCAGGTGTTGAATCGTCACGATCACTTCTTGCCACCCTTGCTCTTGATGGCCTTGGTCCTGTAGTTGCCCACGGTCAGTACCATCCAGGACTTCGTCCACTTCTGCCCAAACACAGCGGTCATCTCCTCACCCTCATCGCACAGAGGAAAATCAATATCCTCGAAGGCCGTAGGCTTCGGTTTCTGCGGCTTGGGTGCGAGCGCCACACTCAAAATGTACGAGGCAACGAGAATTGCGATCTGTACCCACATGACTCACCTCACCAGACTTGGTTGCCGTCGAACGGCGATTGCCCCTGGAGCATTGGTTGCCCACGGAAGTTGTCCTTGTTCGAGAACTTGCCGTCGCACGTCCCGATCAAGAAGTTGCAGCCGGGATAAACGCGAATCCCACTTGCTACCGAGATACTGTCGGTGCCCCCCAGCATCAACAGTTGGTCGCCCTGGTGGCTCTCGATGTGCCGGCGATCGAAAACACCGCTGCCGATCGGCCAAGCAACAAAGCCACTGGAGAACCAGCCATCGGGATATGCTGCCGCTGCAGCCACGGTCAGTGTCGTACCGGTCATGCTTTGCACCTGGGCATCGACCCGATAGAGCTCAAGGTTGACCTTGCAGCGCCAGTCACCCAGTACAGCCGTGCAAGTGCGGTTGTAGGTATCAGTCAGGCCGGGGCGCTCCATGCTGGCCTCAATCGAAAGGCAACTGATCTGGCAGCGATCGAGGGCGGACCAATTGACCGCCTTGATGCTGCCGACCCAACTCACCATCACATCGGTATCGCCGTAGTGCATGTCTCGCACGACCAGCCGTACCTCATCACTGGGTGCACTGGCACGATAGAGCTGGGCAACTTCGATATCTGCTGATGCGGTGATGACGAATTTGTCGGTGTTTGGGTCGCCCGACTGCAGTATGCCGTTGTCGGTGATCCCTCCACGCAACGTCTTGAACACCAGGTTGTTCCAGGTGATGTCACGATCGCTCGTGTTGTAGCTCCAGCGCAGCACTCCACGGCTGAAGTCGTACAAGCGTACCGGCTGGCCAGCGGCAAGCGATTGCTCACGGTTATCAAAACTCATCGTCACGCACTCCGCGGAATGTCAGTTGCGTCGCTGCCAGGCCCTGGCTGTCGGTCATGTGCTCAATCTCAACGGTGTCGCTGTCCAGCCGGCACATCACCAACCAACTGATACGCCGGACGTCAGTGGGCAGTACCTGCCGCCCGAATGCGGAATCCAGCGCCAGGCGCTCCAGGTTGTCGTCGACCTCGATGCTTGCGGTTATGCGACGGTGAAAGACCGTGCCGTCCAGGAACTCGACGCGGATGTCCCTCCGACCAGGCTTGCTGCCAGCAAACCGGGTGTAGCCGACATTCACCACCTCAAGGGTTGTGCTCACCTCCGTGGTAACACCCAGCATGGTCAAGTCATCGGCATGAGTAGGAAGCCACACTGCCTTCTGGCGGCCAGCGAGCGCATACAGCAGCGAGCGCAGAGCCGAGCGCTCGCTACGCCCGAGCTCAAGCCAGCGGTGCTGCTGAACAGGGAATGCACGGTTGGCGGTGTCTGTGGTGAGCGGCATTGCGGAGCCGCTGTCGAGTGTCAGCAGCAGACGCTGATAGCTGCTGGTCAGATCCTCGGTTTCGTCCGGGGGCACTTCATAGACTGGGGCATCTCTGTACAGTCTGGTCGGCATCACCGCTGGCCAGTCCGATGGCTCAACGAGTTCGAACCGCACATCTGCGGAACTGGACATATCGGTCAGGCGGGTAAGCGTGGGCTGTTCGACGAGCTGGGCGCTGCGCACGGGGTAGAGTCTGGTTCCAGCGGGCCATGATTTCTGGGTCTCTCGCTTTAGCAGGAGCCCAGTTGCGTCGACCGAGTCGATCTCAACCGTCTCACTTTCGAATGCCGACTCGCCGCGTAGAATCGCAAGGCCACCGGCACGGAAGTCCAGGTGTGTGGTTTGGCATGGAACGGTGAGCACACCTGCCGGGATCGCGGTAATGGTCAGTTGGACATCAGGCCAGATAGGGAGAGCCCAGATCCGTGCACTCCATGCAAAAAGTGCAAGATCGAGAAACTGGCGCTCACGCCCGTCAACGATCATGGGCCCTTCGAACTCACGACGTGGCGCCAGGCGAAGCGCTCGCCGCTGCTCCACACCAGTCTCCGACTGCAGAATGTCGGTCGCCCAGGTCAACCGCTCGATGATGCCGTCTGCCCAGTCGGGCGTGAATGTCCAGGCGATGATGCGATTTGCTGTAATCCGCAATGTCGTGAATAGGGCACCGTCGAACACCCACTTGATGCTCGCATCCAGGGCTGTTGCCCCAGTCGTCCCGACCTTTACCTGCCAGATTCGCTCCTGCAGTGGATTGAAGAGAACAGGTAATGGAGGCTGGCCTTCGAGTGATACGCCTTCCTCTATGCCCTCAATCGCCACCAGGGTGTGCGCTTCAAAGAAAGCATTCCAGATGTACACGTCGCTCGACTGCGTGCTGACAACGTTGCCCAGGGCAAGCAGCGCTGGTCGGATGTGTATCCGATGGTAGAAGTCATGGCTGTAGCTGGTTGCCTGCTGGGTTTGGATTTCATGGGCGGCGGCGGTGATTGGCCAGTGGTTGACCAATAGCCCTTTCTGAGAATCGCCAACGTCGGCGGCATGGGGCGGCCAGTTGTCCAACCCGAACCTTGAGAAGAACGACCCCAGGTATTGATTCTGCACTGAGCCCAGCGGCGACTGAGCTTTCTCGACCAACAGAACGCTCACAGTCAGGCTCCGTCGTATCTGATGGCCAACCCGAAAGTACCTGATTGCATCAAGGCATAGTTGTTGGTGCCATTGATCATGCCATCACGGTTAATCGTGTCCTTACGAACAAATGGATACACCCTCCAGCGATCCTGACCGAGCGTGATGATCTGTTTCGGTTCGTAGTAATCGATGCGTGTGTAACGTGAGTGCGCCAGATCAGCTACCAGGCTCATTTTGCTTGATGGCCTCGGCAACCAGACCTGGATCGGTAGCAGGACTGCCTCACTGTTCCAGGCACTCGGCAGACGCTGCAGAAGGGGTATCGCGCTTTGGGCGGCCGATGCACCAGGGTTTGCGCTCCCCCCTCCGGCGGCCCATTGCTGATCATCCATACCCACATGGATAAAGCTTTCCAGATACTGCGGCCCGGACAATGCCGCCTGGTGAGATCTCCAAAACAGGCCGGGTTGAGAATACACACCTGGCGCTGTCAAACTGCTCCAAAACTGCGTAAACCCAAACTGATTAGTGGGAGAGTCCTGATTGAGTGATGCACCAAACCACATGCCCGTACCAGGAACACCAGAAACATTGGAAACACCCCAAGCTGCCCACTGATAACGATCAACGCTGTAGTTGAGCATGAGGTAAACCTCATCAGGGTTGCTCAACACAAAGATCTCGTAGGTGCTCGGCCAAGCGATCCCCAGGCTCTGGTTAGCGCCAATTTGAACGAAGCTGGGGCAAATGCCTGTGAGCGCGTTGCCGGCACCAACACCCGTTCCGCCTTCGAATGTCATCCGTCCATTCGATGAGGTCTGCACGCGGATGTTGATCTTTCCTTTCACCAGGATCGAGCCGGCCAGGGTGTAGCCGCTCGACACGCATGCATCAATGAGCACGCTGCGCAGATCCTCAATGCTGTTTACTTGCCCTGAAAAATAAGCCATCAGTCGAGCCTCATTGCGTAGTAATCGGTGAATCCAGTCCGGGCCACATCCTGGATGACGACCAATGAGCCAGCGGCGCTGGTGTTTTCAACTGCGTTGTTGAAGCCGCTGATGAAGAAAATACCGTCGAGCTCGCCGTAAACCCCGTTCGCATCCGAGAGCACAACAGGGAACGTCGTGTACACGCCCTCGGTGTCTCGTGCCTGAGTAGCACCAGCATGAATATCGCTGTTCCATGGCCAGCAGTCAGGTTGCTTCCAGGCCCCGTCGTTGAAGCGCGTGCGCAGGTTCGGTCGGTTTCCTTTGTACGGGATTGAATGTGTGGTCTCAGAAAAGCGGGTTGCCGGCACACCGTTTAACATGCCGCCACAGGCGATCGGGTATGGGTACTGGCTTGGTGTCGCGTACGGCAAGAACTTGCCGACGTAGCAACTTTCATAGACCGGCGTTCCAACTTTCATTGCCAGAGCAATTCGCTGCGCGTTGAGGGTCAGCCAGTAGTCAATGCGGTTGTTGTGAGCTGGGACGCCGGAGAGCATCACACCAGGCTGAGTATCGAAAGAGTTGCCTGGGACATATCCAGTGAATGCTGCAGCTACCAAGTTGTAGTAGTCCGCACCCGCATCCTGGTAGGTACGAAAACCGACAAAAATCTCATCGGTGCCAGATAGCCCCACACCCTTGAGAATCAACTCACGGTTGCTCGATGCTGTGTCGTACCGTAGTACTTGCCAGCCATTCGAGCTGGCCAGATCCCTGATCTTTGCCAGCATCTTGTAATGCGCGTGGACGCCGCCGCTGTTATCGACAAAACCTATTTCGTGAGGCATTTCTAGTCTCGAAGTCCAAGTACAGAACGGAACCGCGCTGGGTCCCGAGAAAGAGCGACGACCATCGCCTCCGTGCCCTGCGGCGTGTTGTAGACGGTGTCGGTAATACGGCTTGGGTCGTCGACCAAGTAGAAGTTCTGAGAGTTCTTCAGGGTGGCGCTCATGGCTTTCGCAGGCTCAGCGAGGCGACCACTACCGATGGACGGCCGGGGCATGGCAGGCGCGGGAGTACCAGCCAAACCGCCCGTGCTGTGGCGAACCGCCTTGGCGTAGTCATCGAGCGCGGCCATCCCGCGACTGTTGAAGTCATGTAGGAAATGCAAGGCTCCGGGTTGTGTCACTACCGCTGCACGCGTCACGAACTCATTGTCAGAGAGCCAGGCCGCGATACTGTCACTGGTGCCTGTACCTGGTCCGGTGATGTGACCACCTGTTGCTGCCGCAACCGCAGCTGAAGCGCCTACGGAGAGTGCGGACGATGTTGCCGAGCCAGCGGAGCCCGCTGCACTTGCTGTAGCAATAGCGGTTGCCATCGCTGAGGCCGCTGAGGCGCCGGCTGTGCTGATCGCCGTCCCCATTGTCGCCGCTGCGGTTGTACCACCAGCGGTGATCCCGGTTCCCATCGCTGCAGCGCCGGCACTCGTTGCACCGGTAATCGCACTTGCCGTCGCTGCTGCTCCTGCAGTGTCGGTAGCCACCTCGGCTCCCGAGGAGAATAAGTTCGACAGGCTGTCAGTCGCCATCTTGGCCAGCTTTTGTGAGGCAACGCTGGCGAGCGAACTGGCGATGTCCCTGACGAACGACAGAGCGGCGTCCTTCAAGTCCATCGTGCCCGTGGCCAGCCCCTCCAGGGCGCTCTGGATGCCGGTTTCAAAGCCGGCTTTCAGCGCGTTGCTGAGTTCGTTGGCCACGACCCGTAGGTTGCCCAGACGTGCCTGCAGGTCCTTCACGCGCTCGATCGCGGCGGGATCGCCTGTTGCCTGGGCCAGCTCCTGCATTTTCGGTACGAGCTTCTCGACCTGGTCGGCCGTCAGCTTGTTGAGGTCCAGGATCTGCTGGCGTGCACCGACCTCGCTGATCAGGCCGGCCTGCTGCTGCGTGTTGATCGTCTGCTCGCGGCGCGATTGCTCACCGAAAACCCGCTCGATCTGCTGCTCAAGCTGATCCAGCTCCGCTTTGGCCTTGTCGATGTTCATGAGCTTGTCGACGAGGCCCGCACCATCGACATTGCCTGCAGCCAGAAGACGCTTCTGCAGGGCACCATATTTTTTCTCGATCTCTGCGCCAGCCGCGTCGACCGAACGCCCGCTGGACTTCAAGTAGTCGACCTGTAACTGAGCCAGAGTTTTCAGGTCCTTCGCAGCCTGGGCATCAGCTTTCTTCTGTTTCTCCGCAGCATCGAGCGTGGCCCATGCAGCTTTCGCCCGAGCAGCCAGCGAGCCGGTCAGGTTCCGCTGCTCAAGCTCGTACTCGCGCAACGCGGCCTTGCCTTTGCCGTACGTACTGGCTTCCTTTTCCAGTTGCTTGACCCAGTCTTCATTCTGCTTGGCCAGCTTCGCAGCAGCTTTGCCGTCATCAGTCGGTTTGAATGGGGTACTCGGGGCCGTAACTGTCGTTGCAGGCAGCTCCACGGGTTTCGATGCGACCTTGTTGCTGTCGAGCATCTGCTGCCACTGGGCAATCAGTTCCTGGGTGTTGCTCATCGACAACTGGATGCGCTCAGCAGCCTTGGTGTCGTTCTTCTCCCAGGCCGCGTCGAGCCGCTTCTGCGCGTCGTCCATGAACTTGGTTTCACGGTCGATCGATTCTTGTATGCGTATCGGGTCATCGCCGGCAGGGCCGTTCACTCGCGATGAGATCTCTTCCGCAGCGAACTTGATGACACCGACGGTGCTGGCCGCACCCTTGACGCCGAACTCAATGAGTTTGCCCAGGGACTTGATCAGGGTGTTCAAACCATCCTTGACCGCAGGGTCCTTCAGAATTGTCTGCAGCTCACGGATTGCGTTTGTGTAAGAGTCGATGAAACCAGCTTCGCCGGCCTCGATCTTGAGCTCTGTGAAGGCGTTACTAAGGCGATTGAGTTCGGAATTGAGACCTTTGGCTGCCTGCTGTGCTGAGCTGCCATACGCCTCCTCAAGGGCGGCGCCGAAGCGCGGCAGGAATTCGGCGGCCGGAATCATGCCTTTTTCCAACCACTTGCTCAGTTGCTCGGTGTTCGTGCCCAGAGCTTTCGCCGCAAGTGCAAAAGCACCAGGTACTCGCTGGCCGAGCTGCAGCACCAGCTCCTGCGTCTGAACCTTTCCTTTACTGACCATCTGCTCCAGGGCCAGCAGGACGCTGTCAGTCTCAGATTTCGTCAGGTGAAGGGTGGTTGCTGCAGCTGTAACCCCCTCGAAAATGCTGTGCAGTGATTTGCCCAGGGCCGGAGTTTCCTTCGCAGCAGCAACAAGCCGGGCATAGCTCTGGGAGGTGCTCAGAAGCTCCAGGCCGAGCCGTTCGGACACCTCGCGGACATACTCCAGTTCCTGGCGTGCCTTGGCGGCAGAGCCTGTAGCGGCTTCCATGGTGTACTGGGCCTGCTGCCACTGGAGGTTGGTGTTGACGATCGCCTGCGACGCAGATGTCAACCCGTAGCCGGCGAAACCAACTGCCAGCAACTGCTGGACCTTGCGGATCGAGGTCCCCAGCGTGCTGACTGCAGCAGTCGAAGACTTTGCTTCGTTTCCTACGTTGGTCAGTGCGTCACGCTGGCTTCGGATTTTCTCCAGCGCGCTGTTGTATGCCCCTAGTTCGAGTCGACCCTCACGATAGGCCTTGGTCAGCCCTTCCTCGGTCGTGTTGAGGCGGTTAAGAGCACGTGTGGTGCTATCTACGCTGCCGAGCAAGCGATCCAACTCAACCTTTTGAGCTCGCGTTTCAGCTGCAGCCTTCGCCGCAGCCCTTGCTTCAGGGGTCTTGCTGTTCAGCTCGTTACGCTGTTGCTCAACCTTTTCCAGGGCGGATCTGTAGGTATCAAGCTCAAGACGCCCTTCGCGATAGGCCTTGTTCAGCGCCTGCTCTGTCGTATCGAGGCGAGCGAGACCACGCTCAGCACCATCCAGTGTGCCAAGTAGTTTCGCTAGCTCTGCGGCTTGCTGACGGGTTTCAGCCGTGGCTTTGACTGTTTCCTCTGTTGCTGTCTGCTCGCTTGCCGCGCGCGAACGCGCTGCACGCTCAGCACTGGCCTGACTTGCCGCAGATGCGTTGTGAGCGGCGGTTGAAGCGTCAACAGATGCGGTAGCCGACCGAGTCGCCTCGGCGCTACGCGAAGTGGTGGAGACGTACTCTTGCTGGGCCGCTTTCTGCTGCAGCGTCGCCGCAACGATTGCCTGGATTCGGGTCTTCGCTTGGTCGACAGTCTCGCCGAGGTGATTCAGCTGTACCTCAGCTTTTGCGGCGTCATCACCCGTTTTTGTGACGGCATCCCCCAGTTGTTCAAGGGCGGCCTGGCCCTGCTTGAGGTCTGCTTTTAAGCGGAGCGCGATTTCGAGGTCTTTGCCGGCGGCCATGAGGATCGATACATGCAGTGGAAAGTCCCTGCAGGATCGCGTAATGGGCGCCCAGCGTACTTTTGCCCAGGCAAAAAGAAGCCGCCCGAGGGCGGCGACGTGTTACTGATGTTGCTTGTAGATCTCCAGAAACTCATCCATGGCCTGGATTGCTCGATCCACTTTTTCCTGTTGCTCCTGTTTATGCTGCTCCGCAGCCGTACGAGCCTTGCTCTTGAGCATGTGTTTCAGTGACTTGAAGATCAATTTCATGGTGATTCACCTTTTAGTAGACGCGGGCCATTCGCCGCACCACTAGTGTTTCACCATTTTCAAGCCCTTTTTTTCAGAGGTTTCCCATTTCACTTGGTCAGATCAGATAGCCGCTTTTCGGCTTCTTCACCGCCTGCGAATGCCAAGTTCATGTCAATCAGTTGTTCGGCCCGCTGAAACTTCCGTAGGCGCCAGTAACAGTCGAAGTGAAGCAGGATCTGGCGCTCGGTCATTCGCCCGATCGAGTCGGCGTCGCCGTATCCTGCTCCGATAAGGGTTGCGTAGATGCTTCCCCAGCGTGACGGGTTGTCACGGCCCTTTCCGCGACGATCCGTTGGAACACGCTGCGAATGTAGAAAGGGCCGTTGGCTGACCACCAGAGCATCAGCAGGTGCTGGCCATCGTCCTGGCTCAAACTTTCAAGCCATTCGAGCTCTACGCCGGTTGCGACACATATCGCCTCAGAGATAGCGTCTGCGTGCTTCCCGATGATGGCAACGATCCCCTCCAACTCAGGCAGGCCGCCGCCAACGGTGACTGCGTGCAAATCATCAAGGAATGGCTGCAGCAGCGGTCGCAGCCTCAGTCCTTCAATGAAACCGTACTCACGCACTACGATCGATCGACCAGCAATCTTCGCAGGTAGATCCGGGTGCAACACGTTGAGGTCATCGGCTCCCACCTCGGGAGCCTGCGGCCTTGCTTCCGCTCGCTGGGCCATGATCAGGCAGCCTTCTTGCTGACCATGCGCCCGTAGCCGCCGAGGTTGGCTTCACGGGCATTCAACGTGTCGAACAGCACCGATCCGGTGAGTGCGAGGGAACCGTACTCGTCATGGATCAGGCCCAGGTCACCGACCGGGTTGAACTTGCAACGGTACAGGTCGACCAGGACCGACTCACCGGTTTCGGTGTTGATGCCATCGAGGAACAGCCAGCGCTCTGGAGGCCTGTCAGTGAACATGGCCAGGGACGTGACGCTCTCGTATGAATACGCGGCTTTCACGGCCGCGCTGGTGTCCTTGAGGATCTCGATCAGACCACCAGGTGCGGACTCCATTCGGTAGTCGGTACCAACCACCAATGGCGCGGCAGCGGTCAGCACAACGTCGGACACGAAAGGATGGTCCAGCCGAATGAACTCACCGGCTTTCAGCTCTGCAGGCAGTGGCTCCGCAGTTACTGTCCCGGCGACGATGTCCGACTGGGTTGCGTACAGTCCGAGAACCAGGTTCGAGGGCAGCCATTCATCGAGCGTCAGGTTGAGAGTGGCTGTCTTGCCGCGATCCAGCTCGCCGATCTGCAGGCGGTTGCCGGAGTAGCTCTCGGTCTTCTTGGTGGTTTCGGTGGCGAGCTGCAACGTGGCTGTAGGGGCGTTGCCGACCCAGACCGGTTTCTCATACTTGCCTTGCGCGCTGCGCTCAGCAAGCCAGATTTTGCCCTGGAGAGATACGAGCATGGTGTTACTCCTGTGGTGCAGACGCTGGCTTTACTGTGCCGGCAATCTTCTTGTGACGGATCAAAAAGGCCCTCTCATGCTCGTCGACCTCAATCGAGTCGCCTGAGACAAAGGCCTGGCCGGCGTGCTTGTGGTCGGCGATCAGCACGACCTTTTCTTTCTTGCTGCTCATGGGGCTACCCCGATGAAGTGTTGAGTTTCGTAAACGTCGGACCAGAGCAACGTTTCGTTGTCGAAGTCCAGGACATCACCTTGAATCCACTTGCAGGGCCGACCGCCATTGACTGGTGGTGACCAGCCCATGAGCGCCGCCCGCGACTTGCCGATGAGAGAACTGATCTCTTCCAGAGACTCACCACCCATTCGATCCCGATAGTTGCGGACCGCGATGACTACGCCGAACGTCGACAGAGCCCGCTGTCGACCTCCCTTAGGCGCTTCGCCGTCCGCGCGCTCCCTTGCAAGCAGAACGTAGGCGCTGTCAGCCCTGAACTCTCGCAGGCTCATGATTGTCCCGTACTCGGCAGTGCCGGCGATGATCTGAAACTCCGGCACCTCAGCGGTAAGGCGGTCGATCACGACGCGGGTGCTGAACGGCGCCGAGGTCATCGGAACGACCTCAGTTGGTCGCGGCTGAAGACGTTTGGGCTCGCGTCGAAGCGCACGTCGAGGCTGTTCGGATTTGTCTGGATTGGATCGTTGCCGCCGAGGCTGAATCGACCGTTTGCAGTGAGGTCCAGGAACTTCAATGCGTCCTTGTAGGCTCTGACAATCGGATCACTGTCCTCTTTACCGCCGCGATCCTTGTGCAGAAGGTAGCGAGCGATATCACGTACCCAACCGGTGACCAGGTCAGGTACTGGGTTGAGCGGCAGGTTGTAACCGCGCCGGGCGAGGTAGCCGTCAACCAAGCTCTCGGCCTGGCTGACAGTGTCCTCGATCCGTTGCATCGCATCATCTGCAGCAACCAGCTCGTCGGCTGTCCAGGCGGAACGATCGCCACCCCTCAGCGTCGCTTCCATTAGGCCGGCAGGCACAATCCGCAAGTGCTCGGCGGTTGCAACCTGGGAGAGCTCCTTGGCACCAGGCCGCTCTGCCAGTTGAACTGCAGTAATGTACTGCATGTCAGTTCTGCCCCTCGTACCAGGTAGCCTCGACGACCAGGTTGCGATCGCCGATCAACGCATTGACCTGGTCGTCGGTTAGATCGCTCATACGGATGCACTGCCCTTCAGGAGTGAATCTGATGCCGATACGCCGGAAACCATGCTCCGAAACAGAACGGACCCACAGCGCGGCCTCAGGATCATCACCCAGTGCCAGACTCTGGGCCCCGTTGCTGTTCCCGCCAACTGCACCTGGCTCCAGATCGTTACTGTTCAGTTGGGCATCCTGCCCGGTGTTGCCCGCAGCCAGGTCCACGGCTGCGGTACCGCCAGTTGCCCCTTGCTCCAGGACATTGCTGCTCAGTTGGGCATCCTGCCCGATGTTGCCCGCAGCCAGATCCCCGGCCGCGTTACCGGCAGTTGCCCCTTGCTCCAGGGCGTTGCTGCCCAGGTGGGCATCCTGCCCGATGTTGCCCGCAGCCAGGTCCACGGCTGCGGTACCGCCAGTTGCCCCTTGCTCCAGGACATTGCTGCTCAGGCGGGCATCCTGCCCTGTGTTGCCCGCAGCCAGTTCCACGACTGCGTTCCCGCCAGATGTCCCTTGCTCCAGGACGTTGCTGCTCAGCTGGGCAGCCTGGTCGGCCGCACCCGCAGTGGCTGCAGATGCATCACTTCTTTTACGTCCGGCCATGATTCCCCCCTTACAGCCAAGGCGTGGACAGCACGTCGACCACGTCCTTGTTGATGTTGCTGGCACCGTTGGCGTTCTTGTCGGCCTTGACGACCTCCAGAGCTTGCGCGCGGAGCGAAGGCGGAACGACCAGGAGCTTGGGAGCAATGCCCAGTTTCTTGCCGCGATCGCCGGTGCGAGCCTGCATCTGGGCGTACAGGTCATTGAAGCTTTCGCTGGTCAGTTCTTCCTTGGATGCGGAAGCCAGTTGCCACAGCCCATAACCGACGTTCAGGCGGGCATCAGCGCCATAGATGTACTCCTTGCGCATGAAGACGTTTTCGTCCTTGTCCTGATCCAGATTGACGAACGTGTATGGCTTACGATTCTGGAGAATCAGCGGCTTCATGATTCTCGTGGTATCCAGCAGGTACCAGGCCGTACCGGTGCCGCCTTGGAAGTTGCTCGCGGATTGCTCCTTGTTGTTCTTGTCCGTAACGGGGTGGTCGGTGTCGAAAAAGTACTGACCGTCGTAGCACTTGCCCGAAAAACCGCCCGACATCAGGTCATACAGCAGGCCGGCCGGGTGGTTCGCAGCGTCCTGGCCCAGTTGAGCCATGAGTGGGCTGAAGATGCCGTAGCTATCGTCCTCGATGCTTTCGCGAGGAACACCAACAGTATTCTCGAACGACTTGTTCTTGATGCTGTAGTCGTGCAGTTGCAGGTTCTGGATCACCCGGTCCCCGAGCCACTCTCGGAATGCTGTCGAGTTGCCGAGCCAGCCATATTGCTCAACAGAGGCGGTTGAGTTCACGGTCATGGTGAACTGTTGGAAGTCCGGGGTGACACCAGCGAAGGCATTCTGAAAGCTTGCTTTGAAACCGGTGAAAAGGAGGCGCAGGTTGGCCTGGTTGATGATCATCTGAAAGCTCCTGGGCTTACTGCTTAGAATTCGATCCAGACACCGCCGCTATCCACATCACGGATAGCGCCAGCAACTGAGCGGGTGTTGGTTGCAGACGTTTTCGCAACAGTCTGGTCATCGACGATGTAGGCGTTACTGCCGATGTCTGCACGGGTGATCTGATCAGCCCCCGAGCTGTTGTCGACTTGAAAAACGCCACGTCGACTCTCGATCGATAGCGCACCATCCACACCGTCACGGTTGTCAACTTGCTCCTGGGCAATCCCGCGAACCTTCAAGGTTGTGGAGGTGCTACCTGGTACAGCCACGCCAGCAGCGTTCAAACAGACGATCGCGCCAGCGAAGATCCGTGTAGCGCCCGAGACTGGGTCGTTGTACTTGACCCCCTCGCGGCGCATTGTGTTGCGGTCTTTAGTCAGGGCCATGAATCAGGCCTCCTTTGGTTTCGCGGCTTTGAAAGCCTCGGTGGTGATACCCATGGCGCTGCAGACAGCCAGCTCTTCGCGATTCAGCCCAGAAGCATCATCAACAACTGGTGCCTGGCCCCCGGTCTGAGTCGAAGACAGTGCAGCGATCGGGGCGGCTGCGTTGATGTAGGCAGTCAGCGAAGCCCGGTCTTTTTTGCCCAGATCACGAGCCCAGCTTTCCATGGGTTTCAGCAGTCGGCCGTCCTCCAGCGCAGCAGCGATCAGACTTTCGGTGTCCTTGTCGTCACGCTCGCCGAGGCGAGCTGTCAGGGCCGCAACTTCACCCTTCAGCTCATCAACAACCCCCACAGGAACGTACTTGCTCAGATCCGGCTGAGCCGCCGCATTCGCCTGTTGCTTCAGGCTCGTGCATGCGGCCAGCAAGGCCTTGCTATCTGCATCACCATCCAGACCGAGGGCCTGGCGCAGTGTGGTGTTGTGGGCGGTGAGCGCCGCGATTGCAGTCTCTTCAGTGGTGGACTCGGCCAGGCCGAGCGCAACGAGTACCGCTTTAAGCAGTGGGTTCACGGATGTTTCCTCGTGTTGAAGGTAGAGCCCGTAAGTCGCTGCGGCACGCTCGCCCAAGGCTTGCATACCGTCGATTGCCGGGGTGTTTGTCAGCGCGCCCATTTGCAGGTCCAGGACATCGCCGGTAACAGGGTCGAAGAGGAAGACGGGACTGAAATAGCGGTACTCGCCATTTGCGACGAACTGCGCAGCCCGGGCGGTGAGCTCAACACGCGCAAAGAGGCCAGAGCCGTCCCGCCACGTCAGCCCTTTGAAGAAGCCAGCGGCAGGCGCAGGCTGGCCGTTGTCCTCCTTGAGCAAGGTCTGGTGCTCGTAGTCGAGGACCGGAGGCGTCTTCTTTGCATCGAAGCGCGCGATCACCCTCTCAGCGAGTCGGCCGTCGATGTGCCACGACGGAACCGACAGCTCACGACCGTCGCTGGGGGTGAAATTCCCTGCAGGCGTCACCTGCAGCTCGATGATGTTGTCAGCGGCCGGTTGCGGCAGTGAAAAGCTGCAGGCGGCGATTGCGATGGCGAGTTGTCTGTTCATGGGCCCATGGTCGGGCCGCAGATGAGCTGCAGTCTTTTGGACGCGGCAAAAATAAGAATGGAGGTAATTTTTCCCTGTTCACGGCCTTTCTGGCAGAGCAGCGACGACGTACAGGTTATGGAGGGTTTATAAACGCGATTTCAGCTCGTTTGAGCATAGGGGCACCTGATCGGCATACAGAGCGCGCCGGTTAACTGCTAACCAGCGCAGAATCGCACGCTAGGCGCTTTACGAATTTGAGCCATAGAAGGCTCGTGTGAAGTACTTCATTGCGATCATCTGGATCTCTGAGTCGTCAGCATCACTCGTACCGAGCCACGGCCTCGACGGTATTCGGATCTTGTAGGCCCCCATGGTCGCCCACTGCGCAAAATTGCTGCCACGCTTGCGCACGAATCGGTTATCGACCTGGCCGGCAGCGTGGCGGAAATACAGCTGCTGGCTACGTGCAGCAACATCGATCTCTCCACCGAAGTGCTGGATGGCTGCATAGGGACGATTGCTGCCGAACACCACGTCATCATCACCCACCTGGTATCGCAGGGTGTTTTTCAGATACCCATCGAGCACCAGGATCTTGTCCTGGTTCTTGCGTTTGCGGCGCAGGTAGCGCGGTGATAGAGCCTGCCACGGCGTTCCGTCCGGCGCCGTTTGACTTGAGAAGCGTGCGTCATGAGCGATCAGCAGATACTCACCGATGTCACGCAACATCGGGTCAGGGTTGCCCAGAGCCTCTGCGGCAGTGTTGATCGCCGCGAGGACGTGATGGCTATCGAATTCGAGAGTAGCCCCAGCCATTACTTGTCTTGTCTCTGGTAGAGCCTGATACCTTGCCGGACACCATCAGCGGCGGCTCCATTGTCTGGTGTCACCGAGCTGGCCCAGCCGTCCGTACCGACCTCCACAACGATGAGAGTCGGCGATACATCACCGTCGACCTTGAATCGGGCAAGGTAGCGTCGACGGGCAACAGCCTTCTTCAACGCCTCAACCCAGTCAATGCGAGTCCAGATCTCGTCTGGCCGCTTGAGCGCATCCGCGATCATGAGCAGCCATTTCCCCAGACCTTGCTTGTTTGCATTGAGGGCTCCAGTCCTGCTATCGACGAATAACTCCTTTCCAACGACCAGGCGCTCACCGATCACATCTCGAACAACAGCCGGTGCTTCTGGCGCCGCGCTGAACTCTCGCAGGAAGCGATCCGTGATCTGAGACTCACTCAGCGTTTCCGGTAGAACACGAGTAGCAGGCACCGACCTCGGCGCCGGCAGCGGATCACTGACAGCTCTGTTGGGAAGACCTGGAGCACTGGTTGGGACATTGATTTCGGTTGGTCGCGGAAGCGGCACTTGGCTCTCAAGCCGTGATCGTCCTGGGGTGTACTCAAACCCTGGATCAATGCCAGCTGGCACCTCAACGACACGCGGGCCATCAGGACTGCGCTGGCCGATCGTACGAGTCTCCATCACGATCGGTGGTGCCTGGTCAGGCCCAGACTTGCCCATGCGTGCCAGATCCGCATCACTCAACGCGCGGACACTACACTGGCAGCCCCAGGCATTGATTGGAAAGTGAGTCTCCCACCAGGGATCGTCCCACCGCAGTATCAAGCCATTCCAAGACTCATGCAGTGGTCGGGGATGTTCAACGGCGTCACTGTGTAAGTACTGCCAGTATGGCCGCTCCTCACGAACAGCCATCAACTGTTCGTAACGGCCGGCCATGTAGCTGCTACGCATGTTCGTTTCGTAGATCACCCGGCTACGCCAGTTCCGGCCGCCGTTGTAGCTCCAGCCGTACTTCGCAACGATCCGATCGAAGTCCTTTCGGAATGACTCCAGCGTTGCGCCGTCAGCAATGGCTTTTTCCACTGCAGTACGAAAGTCCGCGACCAGGTCATCACGATTCGCCCCAGCGACAACGAAGGCGAAGTCATGCTCGCGGTTGTAGACATCGGTCCAGCCATTCGTGGACAGATTCAGCTTGCGCCGGAAGAACTCATTCTGCTCCCTGAACGGTAGCGAGGTCGCGCTAACGGCCACGGGCGGCCTCCTGCAACACGTCGTATCTGCCCTGCAGGGCAGCAGAAGCGAGTGCTTGTGCCATCGCCTCGGCGTACTGCTCAAGGCTCAGGTCAGGCAGAAGCTCAGCCAGGCCGTCGCGGATCTCTTCAAGCGATTCCGAACGCTCGACCAGATTGCGGATTCGTTCAAGCCATGGGCCAGTGCTGAGCTGCAGAGTGTCGTCCAGTTGATCAGCGGCGGTGACAGCGGCTTTTACCTGAGCCGTGGCAACTGCCTTGGCTGGTACAGCACCAGGACCTGGTGCAGCAGCTGGAGCAGCAACGCCTAGTGCAAGTACATCCTCACCTTCCACTGCTTCCGGAATCGCCAATTTCTCCTGGGCCCAGGTCCTGGGAACCTTGAAGCCAAGCCCGACCAAGGCTGGTAACGCTGAGGCATAGGCCGCCAGTTCCTCTGGTTCCTGTGTCTGGAATCTCAGCCTTGGGCAGCGAGCCCAGCTGTCTGCCAGGCCGTTCAACACCGCGATTGAGTAGACCAGGTCTCGGCTGAGGGTCTTTGCAACCTGCAGTGCATCCGAATCGCGTAAATCCATACGAACTTCGTTGTGCACGTTGCCGAGTGCGTTGGTGCTTGTCTTGCCGTCGGCCTGGCTGGTGAGCGTGCCGCCAAGGATGGCTTTCGACTGCGTTTTCTCACACCAGTCGATCATCAATTGGAATGCTGCAGGATCGCCCTGGGCTGAATTGAGGAACTCCAGCTCCATCCCGATCGGGATGATGCCCGCCGCGTTGTGTCCCAGTGCGGCCAGAGCTCGGAGCAGGGTCAATTTTTCTTTTTCGGTGGCGCCGGTCGGATATTTACCGACCCGCATCGGAATCCCGTAAATCTCCAAGAACTCAGCCAGGTCGCCGACACTGTAGTTCTTGAAGAGGTATGGCCAGGCCAGCACGCGGAACAACGCTGAGCGCTCCAGATAGCCGCTCTTGGCCTTGTGCGTGTGTGTGATCCAGCCAAATGGCTGCAGCGGCGTGCCGCCGGGTGTTCCCCGCAACCGCAGCTCCTGTCTGAAGCCGCGCTGGATCTCGAACCAGGATTGAGGTCTGTGAGTGATGCTCTTGGGTATCCACATACCGTCAAGCCGGTGCCACTCGATCTCCAGGTTCGCAAATCCTTTGCCGATTGCGTCGGTCACATCGAAGAGCATGTCCTCGAAGTCATCCAGCCCCTGCAGCAGCTCGTAGAGCTCCTCAGCCGCTTTCTTCTCCACCGCGCTCGGGTTCTTTGGTGGAACGATGCTCCATTCAAGGCCGAGGACAGCACGGCGGCGCTTGCCCATCTCGGACATGATGTGCCCATCTTTCTCTTCCATGTCCTCATAGAGCTCGTACTGGCGAACCAGGTCGCCTTGCTCTGCAGCGTCCATGATCGCGGCAAGGCGCGACGGCGTGAGGCCGCGAGAAGGATGTCCGGCGAACTCATGGTGTAGGCTGGTGAGCCTGGCGGTTTGTGGCTCACTGAGTTCGGCAGTGCTGATGGGCTGCCCGTCCGGGCCAAGAATGCGTGTGGGGCTTACCATGCTGATGGCTCCGGCAGGGTCAAATCTGAGTCATTGTTCGCGATGTTGTCGAAGCCGCGGCTGTGGCGTTCCAGGGCGGTGAACTCGAAAACACCGCCTTGCATGTAGCTCGCCCGCACAGCCATGGCGAGTGAAACGGCACTGTCGCCGTGTCGCTTGGCCTTGCTGTTCTGCGACTCCAGGTCTTTCGTCCGCCCCTTGTCGATCAGTGGTACGCCTTTCTCGACTTTGATCGATAAGAGGTCATCCAGTGTCGTCTGGTGGCGGGGCAGCTCCAGACTGAAGGCCTCGAACTCGCCCTTGAGCTTCGGCATCCACAGGGCATACCACGCAAGATTCAGATGCACCTGGTCTACGATGCCGGCTCCGTAGCGCAGAGCGGCCTGTTCAGCTAGGTAGCCGCCGTTACCGGTTGCGTCGAATGCAAGGCCGGACAAGCGAGGCAGGCGATCGCAGATGAAAAACATCACGTCGCGCTGCGCTTCGTAGGTCATGTTGCGCAGCTCGACCTGGAACGGCACGCGCTTGCGCAACGTCGGCGATATGGCCAGCGGCGTGAACACTGAAAGGTCACCGCGACGTGCAAAGTCTTCGCCGAAGGTGTGGCGGTCACGATCGCTCAGTCGAGCCAGCTCTGGCTGCAGATTTTCCTGGCACCAGGCTTTCACCTCTGCCGCGCGCTGCTCGTTGCTCCAGCCCTCGAACCCCTCCGGTGCCTCGAAGCGATAAATGCGGATCGAGTGATCGGCAACCATTGCTGCTTCTATCAACACTCGGGAGAGATAGTTGCCGCCACTTTTCTTCGGAACGCAGCCGTACTCCTCGTCGGCCGACTCGATGTTCGGTGCGTTCTTGTACAGTTTGGCGCGCCACTCCAGTTGCGCCTGCAGAGACCATTCTTGGCCAGTGACATAGCAGATCCGCTGGTAAAGGCCCTCGGCGATGGCGTCATCCAAGGTGATGCGGTGGATGCTGTAGTCTTTCCGGCCTTCTCGGGCATCCTGGATGTAGGTGTTGAATGGGTTGTCGACGCCGTTGTGGGTGCTGATCAACCGCACCTTGTTGCCCCACATCGTCAGCGCCAATGCCGCCTTCAGCAGTTCTTCAAGGGATTCGTGGAAACCCGCTTCATCGATGACCACATCCCCCTGAAGACCACGCAAGTTGCTTGGCCGCGAGCTGAGAGCCTGTATTTTGAATCTGCTTTTCGGGAAGCGGATCATGTAGGTCAGGATCTCCTCCTTCTTGCCGTCGTCCCAGAAAGTCTGCTCATACACGTCAGCCTGGGCCAATTCGTTGAACGCTTTCGCGAACAGCGCACAGGCGGCGATGTACTCCAGGGCCATTTCCTGCTTGCTACCGACATAGAAAGTGTTGCAGCCACCGCGTTTTTTCGGTTTGGCGGCATTGATCACGTTGCGCCCGGCCTCAGCCCAGGTGAGACCGGTTCGGCGCGATTTTTCGGCGATCATGATCTGGCTGGAGTCTTCGAACCACCTTTGCTGGTAGGGCAGAAAGACGGCTGCACCACCAGGAATGGCATCGCTCATGTCTTGTGGCACGACGACACCGTGCATTTCCATTTCGACGGCCAGATCGATCTTGCGCGGCTGGCTGGTCGCTGTGAGGCCCTTCGATGCTCCCTGGCCCATCACGCTTTACCCAGCAGGACGTTGCGAATGCGGTTTTCCAACTGCTCGCTCATGCCATCCGAACCACGCATCTCCTGCAGGCGTTCTTCCTGCTCCTGGAGCAGCAGCTCGCGGGCTTCTTTTTCGATGGCCTTGCGCTCTTCACGGCTTACTTTTCTGGCCGAAAGCACATCTTTTGCCGCCCTGGCCAGCTTGCGCACGTCGTCGACTGTGGTTTCCTCATCGATCTGTGCGCCCAACGCTGCGTGTGTAGTCAGCGTCGTGATCGACTGCACCATCAGGGCGCCGGCCTTGTCATCTGGGTTCTCGCCCAGTTCCTCGACCAATAGGCTGGCCATCATCTGCTGCTCGCGCAGGCGCTTGGACATCTCGTCGAAGCTTGAGCGATAGCGGCCAATCGCTGATCGACTCGGCTTCTGTTCGGTCGGAAATGACTCGTGCAGATCCTCGATCAGCTCGTCCAGGGTCAGGCGGTTTTCACGCAGCCGGCGTTCAATGTGCGAACGAACTGCAGGGTCCAGTTTATCGATGCTCGATTTGCGCCCCATTTCATGCTCCTGGACGCTTGACGCCATCAACCTTGGCCCGGCCTGCAGCAACGTCCTGCCCGCGCTCTGTCAGCTTCGCCAGCAATACGGAGCCGTCATCGATCGAATCGATTCTCACCAGGGCCTGTTCCTCAAGCCAGCGCAACTCTGTCTTGACCTGGTCGCGGCTGGGTTCATGCCCCCACTGTTGGAGGACTGTGTGCAGAACGGAACTGTTCGCCCGATAGGTAGGCATTTCAGCAAGGATGCGCAGAATCACCAGGCGGCGATCTTCGCTCAAAAAGTCGGCGTACTTGCTCATTGCGGCCTCGAATTCAGCAGGTAGTCGTTGATCCGGTCAACAGACCGAACTAAAGGGACGAGTTCTCTTGCCACCCCGGCGAGTTCAGCTTTGATCACCTTCATGTCACCGGCCAGGTCCGCCAATTGCTTCCCGTCTGGCAGGTGAAGCATCTGCTGCTCAAGCGTCAGGATGCGTGTGTCTTGTTTGCTGAGACGTGCGGCTAACGCTTCGGCTTCAGCGATCGAGGCGCTGCGACGTGAAGCCGCGAGCGAGTACAGACCAATGCTCACGGTGAACAGAAACTGTCCGCCCCTGGTGATGAGGTCCCAATCCATCACGCGTGCCTCCCTTGAACAACAACCAGGCCGACACTGGGTTGATTGACCCGCCAGGCCAACGTAAGGCCGAGGCCAAATGTCCATCCCAGCACCAGCGTGATGGACAGCACGATTGCCACTCGCCCGGTCTCCCTACAGATCACCTTCACCCATTTCATTGCGGGCCTTCCTCAATCCAATTCACTAAATCAACATGCCGGCCGGCGCAGAGGCCGTACTGGTCATAGAGTTCTTTCAGCGCGATAGCAGCCGCATCTGCGCTGCTATCAACTGGCTCAACGGGGTTCGGGCATTGAGCCGCGTACTCCGCTGGCAGCGGCCTCAGCGGCGCGCTGGCGGGCGGTCGTGAGTTGCTGCATGACACCAGCGTCAAACACACAGCCAGCACGAGTACTACTCGTTGCAGCAAGCGCATCACGGATCTCCTTTGTGGTCTTGGCGTCCGCTTGCTTGCGGTCACTGATTGTCTTTCCGAGCTCCTGGCTCGCCTTGTTCGCTTGTTGCGCCAGGTCCTTGGCCGAGCTAATCAACGCATTCAGTTGGTCGATCTGGTCGTCCTTGTACTTGCTCTCTGCTGCCGCATACCCGCTGTTGTATGCGTTGTTCTTCACATCGATGACAAACGCAGCAACGGCACCGATCAGCAGCACAACGAACGCCCCCCAGAGCAATGTTGTTCTCATCTGGGGCCCCAACGCCTGAACTTCCGAGGGAGCCGTTTCAGGGCCTTGCAGGTGCGCTCTCGGGGTAGCTTGGAGCAGTACAGCTCGGCGGGGCTGTACCAGTTGATCGATGTGGCCGCGCGATGTGCAGGAAGCGCAAGCGCAGCAACCAGGGCGTAAGTCAGGGCGAATCGGCTACGGATCATGGCGAGTACTCCCAGAGCAGACCCCGAGGCCCCAACCCGCGCCGATGTAAAGCGGCTCCCACTTCAGCAGGATCTGGCGAGGGTAGGCTCGGTTCTCACGAAAGTTGGCAGCCGAGCGGCCCGAGTTGTGCCGCTCGACAGAGTTGAACCAGGCAAGCTTATCGGCGCCTTGAGCCGAGGCTAGCCGGGCATCTTTCTGCACCCAACCAAGGCCGCCGTTGTAAGCGGCCAGAGTGAACGCCCATTTATCGCAAGGGCTGCGTGCCTGGATTCGGTCTGCGAGCCATTTGTCATACGTGACCAGGGCCCGCATAGCCCAGCCTGGGTTGAAGGGTTGATTCGCGCCCAGCGCTTTTGGGTACAGCTGCGCGATCCAACTGGACGTGTCCGGCATGAACTGGGCAAGTCCCTGAGCACCGACGGGTGATTGAGCCAGCGTGTTCCAGCGGCTTTCCTGATGCACCTGTGCAGCCAACGTCGCAATCGGAGCATCAAGACCCCATGCGGCATGAGCGGATCGCACAAGGATTCGCCGGTACTGGTCTGCACTGCGCGGAATCTGTTCTGAGAATGCGGGCTGGCATGCGCTGATCGAAAGCAGCGCGATGAGTAGAAGGCCTCGCATATCAAAGACCGAGCGTCAGGCCGAGAACGCAGCCCAGGACGATCATTGCTCGGCGAATCCATGCTCCGACGATGTGAATACCACCGATGCAATCATCAGGGCGGCCATTTGGAAAGAGCGCCCGGTCCAGCCAGTACGCCATCACGGTTCCGAGGGTGACCAGGCCAGCTTTATACAGGACTACCGGCAACTGCTCGGGACGGATGTACGCGAGCACGACGAGCAGAATGAGGGTGATCATCGTCCAGTTGGTCATGCGCGGGGCGCGGCGACCTGGACGTGGGCAAGTGTTCGGCATTGGAACTCTCCTAGAGTGGCCATCCGTGGCCGGCAACATGTCAACCCGTCAGTGACAGGCCGGATCAGTGTTGCTGCATCCACTCGGAGAGTATTTTGGACGGGGCAAAAATAGGCCCCGCGAGCCAAGGTCAGTTCTTGGCCTGAGGCGGTGTCATCAAGCGCTTTCGTTCTTGCGGCGCGAGAGAAACGTTGTTGAGCTGATAGATATACGTGAACTTTCCATCAGGTGAAAAGACCAGGCTTGCTTCCTTGATCGTTGTGTTGCCGGTCATCCCGTTTGACGCAACGTACCGCCAAATCGAAACACTCTTTCCACCAGCGCCGATCAACGTTTGTGATGGGGGCGCGCCTAGGATTCTTTCGGCGTCCTGGAGCGTCGTTACTCCAGGTTGGAGCTGAGCCAGATTGTCGTCCTGAAAGCTCGTTCCGACACTGGCGCACGCAGCAATAGAGGCAAAAAGTGCTGCAAGGAAGAGTTTTTTAAGCATTGTGAATCTCCATTTCTCGACTCGACAGAGTGAATCGACCACGTTCCGCAACTATTACTGCTTTGATTCAAACCAAATCTTGATGGCGTGCCATACCACATAGATGAAACCGATGATGCAGGTCGCAAAACCCAACGTCTCAACGAACACCTCGGGAGTCATCTTCGTTCCGTGATTTTCTCTCCACTGCATCAGAAGGCCGGTGCATAGCAAAAGACAAAAACCTAGAACCTTGAGAGTATTTCGTAACTTCTGCGCCTCGATCTCCTCCCGGCAATGGTTGCAGATCCTCACACCGGGATTAACTATGCGCTGCTCGCAGCGCCGGCACGCTCGAATCGTTACTTCAATGTAGTCCCTGCCTGCCACACGGTTGCCATTTCCGTTGACCTCAATACCCACAACTTCCCCCTGAGCCATGCTCATACTGCCTAAGTGTTCTCGTTGATGTCCCGGCCGGCAGTTTTGTTGCCATCACCTGTAACTTGAATTCCCTTTGAAGGCGCTGTGTCACCTGCCAGTACTGAGGCAAGCAGCCGCCGCTTTTCTTGCACAGCCAAAGCTCGGTAGGAGTCCAAGAGAATTTCCTCGTCGGATGCCAAAGCGGTCGGCGCCGTCCGATTTTCCGAAGCTAAAACGGTCGGCGCTGGCCGGTTTCCCGTCAGCACATAGATAGCGTCCAGACCTTCGCCAACCCAGACCGCCAGTGCCTGGATATCAGGGAATGATCGTTCCTGCTCCCAGCCGATCTGGGTTCTTTTGGACGCGCCAACCAGGCTAGCAAAGTCAGTTTGGTTGAAACCAAGCCTCTCTCGCTCAGTTTTTAGGCGCTCGCCAAGTGCCATAAATTTCACCTAAACCATTGACTGGTGCCAAATTTGGCACCATCATTAATGCCACATGTATGAATCATCTTTGCATCACAGGAGCCGCTGCCATGGCATCTGCAAACAAAGCCCTAACCCCCGACCAGGTGCGAGAACAATTCCGCCAGGCCGGTAAAACCATCACTACCTGGGCGCTTGAGAACGGATACCGCCGCAACGCGGTATACCGGGTTCTCAACGGCCAGGACAAAGCTCATTACGGGCAAGCACACGACATCGCCGTGAAGCTTGGTCTCAAAGCCGCCGCTGCCGCCGCCTGAGGTTTCTCCCATGTCGAACCCGACCCCAATTTTTGTCGAAGTCGAGCTTCAGCCGCACGCAATGGACACCTGGCGCCTTGAGCTGGAGAAGCTGATTGCAGCTGCTCCAGGCACTGAGTTCGATATCGCCTGGCACCTCGCGGACGTAACCCGCCAGTTGCATTCCGCAGCGCGCACTACAGTCCCCGACAGCCTGGGGTTCATCCCACAAGCTCGCACGATCGGCGTACATCCCGTGCCGCTGTCAATTCATCGCAAATCCACTCAATTGTCCGGATCGCCTCTGTCTCAAGCGGCGATCCAGGCCAGCGAATCGATCGCAGCTGCTCCGGGTGATAGATCCCGTGAGCATCTGCAGCCGCCGCAAGGCGAAGAACTACTTGCGCCAGTGCATTCACCTGCGCTTCCAGCTTCTCAATTCGATCGGTCATAGCCATGTCTTCCCGTGTCAATTTACACGAAAAGTGTTGCTCGCTTGAAAGACCTTTGCCCACAGGCAAAAAAACAATTTGTTTGGAAAGCGACTTTCAAGGGGGTTTCCAATGACCCGCCGCCGCTGGAAACGCGTTCAGCCGAACTCGCTGCGACATGCGCTTGAGCTCTGCAAAGAGTTCGCGATCGCTGAAAAGAACATGGGTGTCGAGCGGATCGCGACGCAGATGGGCTTGGCTGATCACTGGACGCTTTACAAGTGGATCAGCACCGGGCGTATGCCGGCGGTGATGATTCCGGCATACGAGACAGCCTGCGGAATCAACTACGTCACACAGTGGCTTGCAGGTGCTAACGGCAAGCTGCTCATTGATGTGCCCACTGGCCGCAAAAGCACCGGCCAAGAACTCAATGCCCTGCAGGTCGAGATCACCTCAGCGATGTCAGCACTGCTTGCGTTCCATGCAGGCAACAGCAACGCCGAGGACACGCTTGCTGCAATCCGTACAGCCATGGAGGGCCTGAGCTGGCACCACGCCAACGTCGCCCAGCATGCACACCCTCAACTTGAGTTCGGAGTAACGAACGATGAATGACAAGACCCGTGTCAGTGACACCGGGGCCCGCGTCCTGCGTGTGCTGAAAGCGTTACGTGGCCAGACCCTGACGGGACTGAGCAACGGCGAGCTGGCCAAGGCGCTCGATGAGAGCCCGTCCACGATTAACCGCTGCCTCAACACGCTGATCGCAGAAGGACTGGCCGTGAAGCTTGATACAGGGCGATTTGCGTTGGGCATTGCAACGCTACAGATCGCCCAGGCTCACGCAGAAGAAATGAGCCGAGCCCAAGGCCGTATCAACGAAATCAACCAGCGCGTGCTGACGCGCAACTTCTGATCCGAACGGAGTTGTTATGAACTACCAAAAGTTGGCAGACAAGATTCTGGAAATGGGCGATCGCCGTAGCGCTGTCTACCGCGAGGGCATGATTGCTGTGCTCCGCCGCCGCATTGAAGGCACCAACGTCCAAGTGCCGTATGCAGCTGGGACCGTCGAGTTCGACGCGTTTTTCGCAGGTAATGATCGCGGTCACCACGAATGGCGCAACGCCCTGATCAAGTGCCACAACAATCCGACCCAGGCAATCAAACACCTCACAGTACTGTCGGGGGGGATTGTTTAATGGGACGCACCGCAAACAAACCCGCCGATGCCCTCGATCTGCCGCCCCTGGACGGCAAGGTACTCACAGATAGCCAAAACCTGGTGAGTGCCCACCGCGAGGGTGTCATGGCCGCATTCGGCGATGGCCTCGTTTATGACCGGACCCGGTTGATTCATGAGGCTCGCTTCTACATGGCGCAGAGCGCAGAAGCGATGCTCGAAGCCGGTAAGCGACTGATCGTTTTGAAAGAGAACGAGCCCCATGGCGACTTTGAACTGATCGTTCGCGAGCAACTGGGCATACCAGAGCGTACTGCACGCAGGATGATGCAGGCCTCGTTCAAGTATCTGTCACCGGAACTGCAAGGGAAGGCACCGGCCCTCGTTGCCCTGGGCAAGACCAAGCTGTTCGAGCTCATTTCGGAAGATGACGAGGATCTTGCAGCACTGGCGGACGGTGGCACCGTTGCCGGCTTGACGCTGGACGATATCGACCAGATGACCAGCCGTGAACTGCGGGATGCGCTGCGCGAAGCCCGCGAGGACGCGGCGGCTCAACGTCAGGTTCTCGCAGCCAAGAACGAGAAGATCGATGAGCTGGCTACCAAGCTTGAGAAGAAGCCTCTCGTTAAAGTGTTGCCGCCTGATGCTGAAGCAAAGCAGCTCCGCCAGGAAGCGACGGCGCACTCTCATGCTGCCGAAGCCGCAGTACGCGGCTCGTTGTGGCCTGTTATGCAGGCGTTGCTTGAGAACGCGGCAAAGACCGGTGCAGACCCTATGCCAACGATGTCCGGCCTGGTTGCGCAGATCGAGCGTGCATGCCAGGACCTGCGGACTGAATTCAACATCCCTCTGGCTGCTGAGGCCGATAGCACTCCGGCCTGGATGCGCCCGGATGCCGACCAGCAGGTTCTTGAAGCCCTGAAGCAAGAGACAGGGGCATAACCCATGAGCGCCGTTATTACTCAACGACTCGTCGACGTCGCCCGCGAGGTGCAAAACGCGCCGCGTGGCCAGCGCACAACGCTGTGTCGAGCTGCGGCGCATGAGCTGGGTATGTCCGTTGCCACGCTGTATCGCAAACTTGAGGAGGTGACTGTGTCAGTCCCCCGCAAACAACGTTCGGACTCGGGGAAGACCGCATTGAGTCGCGAAGAAGCGAACTTGATATCGGCTCTCCTGGTCGAGTCCATCCGAGCCAACGACAAGCAACTCAGCACGATTGAGCGTGCTGTAGAGCGCCTGCGTAGCAACGGGCTGATCGTCGCCGCCAAGGTCGATAAGGGGACCGGTGAGGTCCAGCCGTTGTCGGAAAGCGCTATTGCTCGGGCGCTGCGCACCTACAACTTGCACCCCGAGCAGTTGCTGCAGCCGGCGCCAGCCGTCGAGCTGGCCAGCAAGCACCCGAACCATGTTTGGCAGATCGACGCCTCGATATCGACGCAGTTCTACTTGGACGACGACGGGGCGAAGGTCATGAACAAGGCCGAGTTCTACGATGGCAAGCCGGCGAACCTGAAGAAGATCGAACGCCAGCGCCTGTGGCGCTACGTCATCACCGATCACACCAGCGGCACGATCTATGTGCAGTACGTCCTGGGTGCCGAGTCTGCTGAGAACCTGTGCAACGTGCTGATTTGCTGCATGCAGAAGCGCGGTGAGCACGATCCGTTTCATGGTGTGCCGTTCATGATCATGACCGACCCCGGCGCTGCGATGACCAGTGCGATGTTCCGGAACCTCTGCAAATCGTTGTCGATCGAGCTGGTGATCAACAAGGTCGGCAATGCACGTGCCAAAGGCCAGGTCGAACAGGCACACAACATCGTCGAGCGCGAGTTTGAGTCAGGGCTGAAGCTGCAGAAGGCAGAAACCCTGGAGCAGATCAACAGCTGGGCCGGCCAGTGGATGCGCTACCACAACGCGACCGCGATCCACACTCGGCACCGCCGCACTCGGTTCGGCGCCTGGTTGAGCATCAAGCAAGACCAGCTACGAATTGCCCCGGCTGCCGACGTATGCCGCGAGCTCGCTATCAGTGCCCCTGAATCCCGAAAAGTGACAATCAAGCTGCGCGTGCCATTCCGAGGTGCGGAATTCGACGTCTCGACCGTGCCGGGCGTGATGGTCGGCGACAAGCTGATGATCACTCGCAATCCCTGGCGCGATGCGGATTCGGCGCAAATTGTCCTGGTCGGTGAAGACGGCCGCGAGCACTTCCATGTCGTTGAGCGCGTTGTCTTCGACGAACACGGTTTTGCGACCACAGCAGCGATGATCGGCGAGCAGTTCAAGGCCCACTCCGAAACACCGGCCCAGGTTGCTCGCAAGGTCCTGGAGCAGCTGGTGACGGATACCGACAGCGTTGAGGCAGCAGCTGCAGCACGCAAGGCCAAGGAATTGCCTTTTGGTGGGCGCATCGATCCGAACAAGCACATCACCGATACGGTGCTGCCAACGTACATGCCGCGTCGAGGAACAAACCTTGAGGCAAATGTGACGGTGGCCACCGTCGAGCTGAAACCACTTTCACACGTTGCTGCAGCAAAGCTGCTGCGCAATCGCATGGGCGATGCCTGGACGTCCGAGTCATTGGCTTGGCTGAAATCAAACTGGCCGGATGGAGTCCCGGAGGAGCAGCTCGACGCCATCGCCAGCCAACTGGTGCGACCCGTGCGAGCCGGCCTGCGGGTAGTGGGAGGTACTGAGTGATGCTGAAGCTGAAGCAAGTACTGGCCGTTATCGAGCAGCCACAAACCGAACTGGCACGCGAGCTGAAGTTGAGCAAGGCGCTGGTTGCCCAATTGATCAACCACAGCCAATGGCCTCGCAGCCTCGACCTGGCCGATCTGAAGCAGCGCATCCAGGGCTGGCTGCGTAGCAACGGTGCGAATGATGACGCGGTGAACACCGCATTCGAAGAAATGGACCTGCCGCGCTGCAACGCGGCAGATCCGGCCCTCAATCAAGACAATCAAGAGCCGTCCGGGGAGGACGAACCCATGCTAATGCCGAAACAGGTACTTCTGCCAGCAACCCGCAAGCACTTCAGCATCTTTCGTGATCCGTTCGATGAGCTGCAGAACGCGGAGGACATGTATGTGAACCCTGATATTCGTTACATCCGCGAGTCGATGTACCAGGTGGCGCGCCATGACGGGTTTCTTGCCGTGATCGGGGAGTCTGGCGCGGGCAAGAGCACGCTGCGCCGAGACTTGGTCAATCGCCTGACCGCCGAAAGTGCGCCAGTGATCGTTATCGAGCCTTACGTGCTGGCGATGGAGGACAACGACACCAAGGGCAAAGCGTTGCGCTCGACTCACATTGCCGAAGCCATCATGAACGCAGTGGCACCGCTTGAAAAACCGAAGTCGAGTCCGGAAGCCCGGTTCGCACAGATGCACAGGGTCCTGAAGAACAGCCACGCGGCGGGCTTTCGACATGTCGTGATCATCGAGGAGGCTCATGACACCCCGATCCCCACGCTGAAGCAGTTGAAGCGGCTGCGCGAGTTGGAGGTTGGTTTCAGCAAACTGGTCAGCGTGATTCTGATCGGGCAGTCGGAACTAAAGGTCAAGCTGTCGTCGCGTAACAGCGAGGTGCGTGAAGTCGTACAGCGCATTGAAATTGCCGAGCTGACACCGGTCAGTGTTGCGAACCTGCCGAGCTTTATCGAGTTCAGGCTCCGTCGTGCTCAGAAGTCGCTTGCCGAAGTGATCACTCCCGAAGGACTTCAGGCACTGGCTGATCGTCTGAGCAGCAGCGGGCGCGACAGAACCTCTCAGCTCTATCCGCTGGCGATCGGGAACATGATGGTCGCCGCTATGAACACCGCTGCTCAGATCGGTGAGTCGGTTGTGACCGCCGATGTGATCAGGGAGGTGTGACATGGGGACCGTGCACAACATCGCGTTCAACTTGCCGGAGCGTGCCCCAGTTTGCACCGTGCTGACTCAGAAGTTCGCCGGGCAGTTGCACGCTTTCAACGACGTGACCCGAGATCTGCGTGCTGCAGGCATTCAAATCATGGGGCTGGACGTCAGCAACACGACCATCACGATCAGCCCCAACTGCGTCGATCAGCTTTGCCTGATCTTCAGCAGCGACATGCGCGGGATGATGTCGCGTACCGAGGGGACGCGTACTCGCAGCCGTACGACTGTGCGTGGCATTGAAGTTGTGTGGTACCGCCCGGTCAGGGAGCAGGACCAATGAGCCAACAAGCCAAGCCCTTCCGCTTCGACACACTGGTTATCTGTGGTTCTACCAGCAAAGACATTCCGCGAGAGGCATTCGGTGGCGAGGTTGTTTCCTGGACTGCTGGCCATGCGCTCGCTGAGGCTGATCCGCTGATTGTGCTTGTCAGCGACTTGGCCAAAGGGATCTTAAACGTCGATGCAGCAGTGAGGGATGAGGCCAACCGGGTGCTGGGGCTGTCTCGACATCAGCGTAATCACGGGTGGCCCGACCTGGACCAAGACTCAGAAGTGCCAATCGATCCCCCGGAGACTGTCGAGGAGTTAAAGGAGGCGCTGATCAAAGAGAGCCAGCGCTACAACGAGCTGTACATCCAGTATGCCAATCACATCGATATCGCCGAGCGTGTTTCTCAAGACCTGGCAGCTATGTGCGAGGCCTATCTGGCGGGAGATATCAAGACTGCCTCCAGAAAGCTCAGCGAGTTCGCACAGGCCTACCGGCAAAACACCAGGCCCGCCGTAGAGAAGGAGCACTGATCATGCCTAAGTACTTGAAATGTCGCCGGTGCCGTTGGGTAGGTCCGTTCGACGATCTGAAACCACGCCCACGTCCCAAAACACCCTATCTCAGCGACAACGTGTGCCCGCGCTGCGGCTGCAAAACATTTGAGGAGGCAACTCATGTCTGACATTCAACAGGCTGTTCTCATTCCAGCTGGCTACGTCATGAACGCTCTCGGGCACCTGGTGCCTGAGAACCAGGTTCGCGATCACGACAAGCTACGTGACCAGGTTGCCACTGAGTTGGCCGGGATGGCGATCGAGCTGAGCAAGGGCCTGGCAGCGTTTAAGGCTAAAGCATTGGCTGACATTGCGGACTTGATCGCTATCTCGCATGAACGCTATGGCGTGGCAGTCGGTGGCAAGAAGGGCAACGTCTCGATTGTCACCTATGACGGGAAGTTCAAGGTCGAGCGGGCAATAGCCGAGCGCATCACGTTCACTGAGGAAATTCTCGCGGCAAAGGACCTGATTGATCAATGCATCCGCAAGTGGAGCGAGGGCGCTGACCAGCATCTGCGGGTTCTGGTTGACCGAGCCTTCCGCGCAAACAGCCAGGGGCAGATCAAGACAGGCGATGTGCTCAGCATTCTACGAGTAGAGATCGACGACCAGGACTGGAGGCTTGCAATGCAGGCCCTGAAGGATTCGATTCAAGTGAACGGGACGGCCGTCTACATCCGTGTCTATCGACGCGGGGGGGCCACCGATCAATACGAGCCTATCAACCTCAACCTGGCGGCGGTGTGAGATGGTCGCCCTCGGAAAACTGGCACAGGAGGCTCTGGACAGGGCGCTTCAGAGCCAGCACCAAACTCAATCACGTTCCCAGCGCAGGTTCTGGAGCGACGTCGAAGTTCAACAGTTGCGTGATCGCTACGCCGACGACGATACCGCGATCATTGCGGCTGACTTGGGCCGCTCAGTGCTGCAGATCTACAGCAAAGCTGCAGAGCTCGGACTGAACAAGTCTCAAGCCTACATTGCTGAGCATTTGGTCCGTAGCGGCCAACAGCGTGCTGAGGCCGGTCGCGCAACGCGTTTCAAGCAAGGCCTGGCTCCCTGGAACAAAGGCAGGAAGGGGCTGCCTTCTGGCGGGCGCTCGAAGGAGACTCAGTTCGGAAAGGGGCATATGCCCCACAACTGGGTCCCGGTTGGTACTGAGCAAGTGAGGGATGGCTACCGCTATAGAAAGGTAACCGATACCAGGACACGCCACGACTGGAAGCCGGTTCACATCATTCTGTGGGAGCAGGTGAACGGGCCGATCCCAGCGGGCCACTGCTTGTGCTTCAAGGATGGAAACCGAGAGCACATCGAGGTGAGCAATCTCGAACTCATCACTCGCTCGGAGCACATGCAGCGCAACACCATCCAGCGCTATCCGCCGGCATTGAAGGATGCAATTCGGGCCATCGGTAAGCTCAAGAGAACGATCAGGAAAGCTGAACATGAAAAATAAGATCGAGGACCTGCGAAATCACCTCTTTGCGACCATTGAAGGTCTTCTTGATGAAGAGAGGCCCCTTGATATAGAGCGGGCGAAAGCAGTCGCACAAGTCAGCCAGCAGCTGATTGAGTCCGCCAAGGTCGAAGTAAAAATGCTGGAGGTGACCGGCGGACAAGTCGGCACGGGCTTCATGAAAATTGGCCAGGAGGAAAAGTGAAATGAGTGAGCAGACCACTATCAGCATTGGCTCAATCATGGAGCAGGCACAGGTGTTCGCCAGCGCATGGGCACTTGTGGGCGGCCCTTTTGACAAAGGTAACGCTCTTGAAAACGCCGAGGATGAGAAGATCCAACTGCACGACATGCTTGAGGAGTTCTGTTCAAACACTGAGCTGAGTCGGGTTGCTGAACTACTTGTCGCCTGGCACCAGCGCAAGATCGGGATGATTGAGCAGGTACTGACTTCACCGGCAGACACGGAGGTCCAGTTGGGTGTGGAGGCCCCCATTCTGCTGACTGGCGAAGCGTTGCAGGGGTTCCGAGTGGGGTTGCGTTGGACCCAGTCCATTTTCGGAGTGTTCCCGCTGCAGGTCGCAACCACCGAGATGGCTGGGGAGACTGGGGAAAAATGAGCATGCCACTACTGAACGACCATGATGTCTCCATGCGGACGATCAAGCAGGTAATTGAAGATGCTGAACTGGCTACCGAGGATCAGTTCGAGCTAATGCACATCTGCCTGAATGGAGGAAAGGAACTGCTCCTGGTGGCGATCACTGCCGAATGGCTCGACCCGATCGCCAACGTTCTGGAAGGTCTACGCCAGATGCGGGAGCAATGACATGTCTCTTTCACCTGCTGTTCTCAGCAAGATCCACATCGCCCGGCAGCAACTGGGTATGGATGACCACAGCTACCGCTGTTTGCTCACGCGCGTTGGCGGGGTCGACTCGGCAAAGAACCTCACAGAGCAGAAAGCGTCACTTGTTCTGAAAGAGTTCGAGCGCTTGGGCTGGACTCCGAAGCCTTCAATCCGAGCGAAGGGCAAGCCTCGCAACATCGACAAGCTGCCGGACCAGATCAAGAAGGTTGAAGCCCTATTGGCCGATATGCGCCTGCCCTGGGCTTATGCCAATGCCATCGCTCGGCAGATGTTCCGCGTGCACCAAGTGTCCTGGTTGCGCAAGCCGAAGCAGCTCGATGCGATTATCGCGGCTTTGCATGTCGAGCAGGAAAAGCGGCTGTTGCTGGCCGATATTCACCGGTATCTGGACCTGCTCGGAGAGGGCAAGTCCAATCGAGAGGCCGCGTTGGAACAGTTGCCCGAGGGCTGGGAGCGCCAGCGTCCAATCCTGCGGCATCTGAAGGAAACGCTCAGTGCCGCTGTCGCTGCGAGGGAGGCAAGCTGATGCGTGTTTCATGCCCGTGCTGCGGTGAACAGTTTCCTATCGAGGCTGGCTTCGCCGATGCCGAGGGCAAGGTACTCGCTGCCTTGTTCGCCGGGCTCGATCCATCGCTTGGACGGGGTGTGCTCGCTTACCTGAGGCTGTTCAGCCCAGCAAAGCGCGGATTGAGAACGACCAGAGCCATCAAACTGGTTCAGGAACTCCTGGACCTGGTCGACTCCGGCCAGGTCCAGCGCGATGCACGTACCAATGACTTTAAAGCAGCGAACCCGAAGATGTGGGCTGCGGGCATCGAGCAGATGTTGCAACAGCGCGAGGGCCTGCAGCTCCCCCTGGATAATCACAACTACCTGCGTGCTGTCGTATGGGGTATCGCATCAGATCCGGCCCAGGTGCAGTTGGCCAGGCCGGCCCGTAAGCGTTCAGGCAGCACTGTGCACCAGGACTATCAAGAGCAGGTCGGCCGGATCGAGTCGGATGTCTTGCTGAAGATCATCACAAAAGAAGAAGGGCAGCGCCGTTTGGCTGCCCTGGGAGCCACAGTATGAAAGCGTCTGCAATGGCCGATAAGAGGCATGAACTGCTGAGCGATATCGCCGCTCACATCGAGCACACGCTGATTGAGCACAACATTGAAGCCGAAGTTGCCGAGCAGGCCGGATCGGCTGCAGCGGACCATCTGTCGGTCGCTTGGGCCGGCAGCACGGTTTGTTTTCCGAAAGACCATCGATACAAACTGACAAAGCGCGATCTGCAGATCCTGTCTGAGTTCAACGGCCGGAACCACCGGGCGCTGGCGCTCAAGTACAACTTGACCGAGAACGCCGTCTACAAACTGCTGAAGCGTGTCCAGGACAGGAAGTTCGACCGCGATCAGGGCAAACTCGACCTCGGCGACCTGGGCACCTGATCAGGCCGCCGCCTTTTCATTCCTGACAAACATTTTTCAAGTCCTGTCCCTCTATTACCCGCTCCCTGCCACTAAATCCCGCAATTATCTCGCTTACCCCTTATCCTTTATCTCACCCCTAAACACCTCAGAGAATGAAGCGCAGCCGGCGACTCGCCAGGATCAGCAACGGCGCCGCGACCAACGCCAGGGCCAACACCATGGCGGTCATGCCGTTGCCGTAGGGTATCCCCAGCGCCAGCGCGGCAAAGATAAACAGCGGATGCACGTAGTACAGCGCCGAGGACAGCTTGACATTGCGGCTGCTGGTGGAGGCGCGGAAAAACACGAACGGCAACAGGAACAGTGCCGGGGTGATCAGCGGCAACGACAGCAGGAAATCGAAATTCTGCCGGGCATCGGCCTGGTGCGAATAATTCAGCCAGGCCTCGCCGAACACCAGCACCAGGCTGACCACCAGCGCCGTGCATACCTGTTGCCGGGTGACACGCTCCGGTACCCGATGACGGGCCAGCACAAACCCCAGCGCCATGAACGGGAAGCCCATGAACAGGAAATTGCGCGCGGTGTAGTCGTTCTGGTTGAAATGCTGCAGAAAGGCATTGGGCAGTTCGAAATAGACCCGCGCATATTGCAGCGTCAGGCCGACCGTAAAGGCGCCCAGAGCCAGCACTGCCAGTAATCCGCTCGAACGCTTGCGCAACAGATAGAGGATCAGGCCACCCCCGAGCATGCCCAGCAGGTACCAGAGGTGGAAGTAGCCGATCACGAACTGCTTCACGATCCACACCACCCCGCTGACACTGCTCAAGGCGTCGAGACTGACGTAGGTCGGGCTGTAGACCAGCATCCAGAAGAGATACAACAGCAGCCCGCGCTTGAACCAGACCGCGAACGAGTGGCCGGCATCCAGGGTTTTCCACAGGTAGTAGCCGTTGATCACGAAGAAGGTCGGCACCGCGACCCGGAACAATCCGTTGCACAGCAGGTAGCCCACCGCCGTGTAGTTGCCGCCCATGAAATGGCAGTGCAGCACCACCACGAACACCGCCAGCAGGACTTTCAGCGCATCCAGGTTACCGTTGAGGACTTTGGACAT